GTGGAGGTAAAGGCAAAGGTAAGAAAGGTAAAGGCGGAAGCGGACCTTTCAAAGACATCTTGCCAGAAGTGGCCTTAACCGACATGGATAACCAATTCAAGAGCATCTTTGACGGTCTAGGGAGCAAGCTGAAAGGCCTATCTGACCTATTCAAAAATGGTTTTAATGCTGCATTCAGAGCAGAAGGTCTCGAACGTATCAAGATTGGTCTTGGTCAAATCAAGACTACACTTGAAGAAATAGCAACTGATCCACGAGTAGTCAACGCCTTTAATGGCATGACCGAGAAAATCGCTTATGCATTAGGACAGATTGCAGGCTCTATCGGAACGGTCGGAATTGGCATTGGTGTCTTTCTTTCCGAAAGCATAGCAAATGGTCTAGGACGTCAAAAAGAGCGTATTATTCGCTCTCTTGTAGCTCAATTCGAGAACACGGGCAATATGTTTGCATCAGCTGGAAACATCGCTCAGGCATTCGCAAATGGCTTCTATGACGTCATAACATCGACTGGCGCTGTTCGTATTGGAAGCGCGATTACATCTGCTCTTTTGGCTATTCAAGCTAGCGTTACTGAGGTTAGTTACAAGCTTGGTGGTGACCTTATGCAAGGTATCGAGCGAATTGTCACAGATAATATGCTTGGTATCGCCGACGCACTTTCAAATGCTCTATCTACCGTTGCTCCCGTTTTTGAGAGTGCAGAACAGGCAATAAATGATATGTCTGATTCTCTCAGCCGTGTGTATGATAATTACATTCGTCCAACGATTGAATCATCAACGAAAGCTATATCAAGTATTATCAGTTTGTTTGTAAAAGGTTGGAATAATTACATACAACCAATTATCGAAAAACTCGGTCAAGGCTTCTCGGACACAATTGGCAAACATATCTCGCCAATGATCCAGAAGATTTTGGAGATGGTCGCAAGTTTTCAAGAAATGTCACAAGTCATTAACGCTTATGTAGGTCCTGCTATTGGCTTTATCGTTGAGCAACTGACGAGAATTCTAGCTCCAACTCTTGAATACATTGGAGAAGTCTTTCGCGTATTATTCAATACGGTTGCTGATATACTTGGGGGCGTAGCCGACTTCCTCAAAGGCGTGTTTGATATCATCACTGGTATTCTTACGAGTGATATGAGTAAGATTTTTGATGGTTTCACCGAAATGGGCGATGCTATTATGAACATTCTATCAGCACTCCTTACAGCGTTGTTAGATTTAACAGTAGCGGTTTTGAAAGTTATCTGGGACACAATCGTGGCAATCTTCCAAGCAATTTGGGATGGTATTGTAGCGATATTCACTCCGCTTGGCGAATGGTTCTCAGAACGCTGGAACGATATCACAACTGTTTTAGCAGACGTGGCTAAATGGTTTGGTGATATGTTCCAAAAGGCTTGGAACGCTCTAACGAATGTATTCTCATCAATCGGCACCTGGTTCGGTGAGCGATGGAATGATGTGACGACTGCGCTTGCTAACGTCGCAACGTGGTTCGGGAACATCTTCAAGACTGCATTTGAAGCGGTCAAGAACGCATTTAGCACGATTGGAAGTTTCTTCAGTGGCGTTTGGACCACAGTCAAGAACATCTTCGTCAATGCTGGCCAAATGGTCGGTAGCGCAGTAGGTGGCGCATTCAAGAGCGCAGTCAATGCGGTTCTTGGCACGATTGAAAATGTAGTCAATGGTTTCATCGGAATGATTAACGGAGTTATTGGTTTAATTAACAAAATTCCGGGTGTATCTCTCGGTAGCGTTGGCTATGTAAGTCTACCTCGATTGGCTCGTGGTGGTATCGTCGATAGTCCGACAGTAGCTATGATTGGTGAAGCTGGTAAAGAGGTCGTCATGCCTCTTGAAAATACTGGTTTCTTGCAGACGATGGGACGCATCGTAGGCGGTGCTGTAGTCAATGCCTTGGGCGGTGGTTTACCACAATCTGGAGGCTTCAGCGGTAGTGGTGACATCGTCATCATGATTGGCGGTCATGAGTTCGGTCGTGTGGCCATCCAAGAAATCAATCGAGAACAAGAACGTGCAGGACAAGTCTTGCTTAACATTTAGAGGGAGGTAAAATGGAACGTTTAATTATCAATGGGCTGGCTGTTAAGCCTCCCAAATCTTTTCAAATCGGTATCCAGGATATTGACGGAGATACCGGTCGTAATGCTAACGGTGACATGGTGCGCGACCGTATCACGACTAAACGAAAATTGGATTGCGAATGGGGGATGCTGACTCAGGATGAAATGAGTCAGCTTTTAAATGCCGTATCGTCTGAATTTTTCACGGTATCTTATCCAGATCCCATGGTTGGTCAAACAACTAAAACATTTTACGTTGGGGACAGAACGGCTCCAAGTTATTCATTTACAAACGAGCTCAAGCCATGGTCGGGCGCTAAATTTAATCTGATAGAAAGGTAAGGGGGTAGAACATGGATATATTCAGACGTAGGAAATTCGATGAAGCAATGTTTGCTAGAAACCGCACCCTTGCTATCAGAGTAGGACAGTATCAATCAAGTGATATCAAAGAAGCTAGTTTTGATTACGGCTATATCAAGGGTGATGCTTACAAGCCAGGTGGAACATGCGCAGGCAGTGGTAAAATCATCTTTTCTAGCATCATTACCACTTTCAATAAACTAGATAAGATTTACCCTGAAATCGGTCTTTTGGTCGATGGAACCTATGAATGGGTCAAAATGGGCGAATACTTCATCAATGATATTGAGATTGACCGGAACCGTAAAACGACCAAGCTCGACCTTATGGACGGGATGTTTAAGCTCAATCGTGAACACATCACATCTCTGACCTATCCTGCTGAAATTAGACAAGTTATCAAAGAGATTTGTCTAAAAACGGGAGTCGAGCTGGCAAACGAGAACATGGATTTAACATCCATGAATTACCAAATTGAGAAAATTCCCCCTGAGAAAAAAATGACATTCAGAGATGTTTTGAGCCTAGCATCTCAAATGCTTGGGATGTCTTGCTTTTTCAATCGAGAAGGCAAACTCGAAATTAAGGAATTGACAGATTCGGGGATCACGATTACAGCAGATAGCTATTTCATGCATGGATTGACCAAGAGTGAAATCGAGTATCGAATTGCTGGGATAACCTGCAAGAAAGATAAAGAGACACTCACGGTTGGTCTGCGTACGGGTCGCTCGCTAGAACTTGAAAATCGGTTTATGTATCAAGCGATTTTAGATAATCTGTATCAAAAAATCAAAGATATTCGCTATTATCCATATAGCTTGAATTATCAAGGGCATTTATTGCTAAATGTGGGCGAATGGGTGACTATTAAGACAAATACGGGTGAGAGCTTCAAATCTCCAGTATTAAGCCAGTCATTCACATTCAAAGGTGGTCTGCGTGGTCGTATCAGCGCAGATAGTAAAGCTGGGAATGATGCGCAGTATTCGTACGCAGGAACACTCACAAGAAAAATTGAGCAATTCAATGAATTTGAGAAGCAACTTCAAAACCAATTTGAAGAGGCGGACAGAGGTCATGACCAAAAGGTCGAAAAACTCAAAAGCGACTTTGACGAGCAAATAAAACTAGCCAAGGCGAAAGCCGAAGAGGTCAAGCAAAGTCTAACAGAGACAATCGACCAACGTTTCAGAAATTTTGATAGCGCAGGTCTGCGTGAGGCTAAGCAAAAATCAGACGAAGCCTTAACGAAAGCGGGTGCTAGTGCCTTACTTGCTGAAGAAGCCAAGCGCATCAGTGAGCAAGCGAAAGACGGGATTGAGAAAGCTAAAGAGTCGTTTTTGGATAGTTTTAAAGCAAATTCTGCCGAACTCGACATTCTAAATGACCGTCTCAAGAAGTTCAGACTTGACCATACTGAGTTTCGCAGGTCTACGAAAGAAGATATCAAAGGTCTGACTGAGTCATTCACGAAATTAGGATCTGACACGGAGAGAGATATCTTAGCGACCAGGGCCGAGTTTCAAAAGACCGCAGAGGGCTTTATACAGCGTTTTGATAGCATTACATCTCAACTGGATAATAAAGCTAACTTGCTTGATTTTCAGCGTGTACAAGAAACGAGCAAGCTGTACGAGCGCATTATTGGCAGTAGTGAGTCTGACATTGCTGAGAAGGTCGCTCGCATGACTCTGACTAATCAGCTTTTTCAAGTTGAGGTTGGGAAATATGCCAACGTAGGTGGCCCTAACATGCTCCGAAATTCGAGAGCGGACGACGGTCTGAAATATTGGACAGAAGCGAATGGTCGTTTGAGTTTTACGTCTCACCCGTTCTATTTTAACGGTCAAAAGCGTATGTTTGAATTGCGACCTGGCGCAGTAGTTAAAAGCCCACGGTTCATTGCCAAGCGAAATACTGATTATACTCTAAATATTTTGGCATTCGATAATAACTCAAAATATTTCAGAGTTTATTTCTGCAAGCGTGTAAAAGGTTCTGTTTCGGATTATCAGGAAAAGATACTGATTTTCAACGGTCAGCCTCGGTGGGTTGACGGAGCAGTATTCGATAATGGTAGCACAGTCAAAAAATCCGTTACATTCAATGTTGGTAATTTTGATGAGGGCTATCTGCAATTCGAATACGACCGCAACAACCCAAACAAATGGGGCGGTCTGTTCATGACTGAGCTTGATTTCTACGAAGGCACTACTGACCGTCGCTGGCAACCAGCTCCCGAAGATGCGACTCTTGAGACAGATAAGACGATTGAAGCAACGCAAACCAAAATGACTGAGCTCGCTGGCTCATGGGCAATCCAAAATTTGACTAGCGCTGGCTCTATCATCTCGCAAATCAACGCAACGAATAACCAAATCTTGATTGAAGCGGAGAAGATTCGTCTCAAAGGTAAGACCTTGCTTGACGAATTGACGGCTATTGATGGATATTTCAAGCGTCTTTTTGTCGGTGAGGGTAATTTCGCTAAGCTGAACGCTGAAATTATCGGAGCGAACACTATCACAGCTGATATGCTGATTATGGACAAAGCAATGGCTCGATTGTTCGTCTCAAGTGATATTTTCACGGATACGCTTGCTGCTAAAGAAGCCTTCATCAACAAGATTCGGTCAGTTGTAGTATCTGCAACCTTACTTGAAGGTTATAAAGGCCGAATTGGTGGCTTCCAAATCGGTACTCACGAGAAAGACCCCTCTGTATATTGGCTGACAGGTCAGAACCAATTTGCGGTCGGTATGAGTAACGGAGGCGGTAAGTGGAATCAAGTGGCTCTCTGGGTAAGCTGGGGTTCGGACTGGAACAAAGTAGGTCCACTAGCATGGTATGTGAAACACGATGGGACAATGCATTGTAATAATACAGCTCATTTTAGGTTTGCTGAAGTTACAGAAAGATTAACGGTTGATGGAGAGCTCGTTTATCGCACGAACAACGGACTAGGATTTTACAATTACTCTCCGATTTATCAACGAATTGACCGGTCAAATAATTATCTTTATCTTTACTATAATGGAACGAAAAATTATGACTGGATCCCGATGAACAGAGAAATCTCAGACCGTCGCTACAAGCATAATATCGAAGCTAGTACAGTCTCAGCTCTCGATGTAATCGAAAAACTGAGAACATACAGCTATCGCAAAGAGTACGATGGGGAAATAGAAGACATCGCTTGCGGAATCATGGCGCAGGATGTCCAGAAGTACGTCCCTGAAGCATTCTACGAGAATCCAGATGGTGCATACTCGTATCGTACATTTGAATTGGTGCCTTATTTAATTAAGGCAATTCAAGAACTCAATCACAAAATAGAAAAATTGGAGAAAATAGCATGAATGAACAAGACAAACAAATCAGCAGTCTAGCGATTAAGTCGCTTAGCGAGAAAATCAGCAAAGAGGCTACTCAATCAGCCACACTCGAAGCACTCTATACGGTTACTGCGATGGAGCTTGAGCAAATGAAGCAAATCATTGACTCTGACGAAAAACTGAAAGCTAAGTTTGAAGAAGTGAAAGGACAAATGACAAATGGCAATTAACAATTATGAACTAGTGAATAAGCCTTACACAAGAGGTTTGGGAGATAGCACGGTTACAGTCGTTGAAATCCGTCTATCTGAAGGCAATCGATACAGTACGAACATGCGTGAACTCGCAGGAGACCGTACGAATGAGCAAGAGGACATCTTGATTCAAGCGGTGCTGGATATTATCAAGGCTGAGTTAGATCCAGGCTCTGCCATCGTGAAGGCACAAGCTAAGCTTGAAGAGGCTGAGCATAAAATCGCTGAGAATGCAAACAAGCAAAATGAACTCTCTGAACTCGTTAAACAGACTCAAGAGAACGCTCGCTTGAATGGTAAATTGCTTCATATCATGGTCTTGAACTCGGTCATGAGCAAGAATATTGCTTACGGCACGATTTACAAAGAGTTAGTTGAACTCATTCCACTTGCTGAGGTCGGCAAAACGTACATGGCTAACGACCTCATCACGATTGAGGATTCTAGCCATGTTGAAGTGAATGGCGAAGGCAAGCGTATCTTGATTCATCTGAATAAGGAATTTACTTATAACGGTGAACCAGTCAGCGCATTTGCTACAAATGGCGCCCTTGAGCAAAACGGGACCGGTGTCGCTTGGAAATTTGAAGGGA